AGAAATGGTCTGCGGCTATAAATTTAACGAACTCGTTTTTATTGCTGATATGCTGAGTAAAGAAGGGTATACTCAGGAACGGTTGCACGCTTTGATGTGCCGGCTGGAAGACACATTCACATTTTGCTGGGAGCATATTAAGTTTTCGGCCGAAAAAACTTTAAAACCCGATCACATAAACATAAAGATCGGCATTGAAGCGCGGCCTTCAGAATACTACGCGATGATGAATAGGCATATCCAACATGCGATTGATGAAGATTTGTTGAAAGGAGGAGAATAATGGAACTCACATTTTTAGACCTTGTCAAAATAATGATGGGAGCGTTTGTCGGCGCGGCAGCTGGTGTCTTTTCGGGGAATGTACTGTACAGAGCCTTTTTCAACTGGCGCCAAAAAAGGCTACTCGATCGCGAAATTCAAAAGATGGTGGAAGATTTTGAAAAGCGGCAGGAAGTTTTGCATTTTGAAGTCGAAATCGAAGATTGAATGAAATGAGGGCGTAAATGAGACTGCAGGAGTTTTACCAGCGCGAGCAGCAGCGCCGCGCGATCCGGCTGACGATGGTCCGGATCCGGGAGCGCATACTGTCGCTTGAGGATCGGGCGACATTCATTACAACACAGTTTTCCGATGGATCCGGCGGACACAGCGGGCGCGTGTCAGACCGCGTCGGTGAAGCTGTTGCAGAAATCGACAAATACAAGAGAATGCTTGCAGACTTCGAGACGCAGCTGCTCCAGGAAGAGCAGGCAGAAGAACGCGCCATGATGAAGATCGGCGACCCGTATGTGCGCATGGTGCTCATGTATAAGTACGTGGACGGTCTGTCATGGACGGCAGTTGCCGGAAAGATCGGCGGCGCGTCTGCGGATTCGCTGCGGATGATGTGCAAGCGGTATCTGGAAGACTTGTAAAGTTGTTCGTTTTGTTCAGGTAGACGATGCTATAATGGCATTGGTGGGATATGGTCAATTCCACCGGTATACTTCCTTGGTCAGGGCAGTCCGGCAACGGGCTGCTTTGATTTTTTGCGTTGAAAGGGCGGTGGCTGCGTTGGAAGAAAAGCAATACACAATCAATGATCTGACGCCGGCACAGCAGACCCTTTTGAAGGCGTTGATCGAGGGAAAAAGCAAAGCCGAAGCATACAGGGAAGCATATCCGAAAAGCAAGATTCAAGATCCTACCAGACAGGTCATCAAAATGATTGACAATGAGGGCGGGAACTTCCCAAGGTTTTCCCAAGTCTACGCGCAGGCGCGCGCGGAATCTATTAAACGCGCAGAAAAAGAACTCGAAAAAAGCATCATGAAGCGCACAGAGCTGTTGGCGATGCTTTCGGACATTGCCCGGGCGTCGATCAGCGACAAAGGAAAACTGAGCACCGGCAAGGGACAGGAAGAGCTTGTGGATATGCCGCCGAGTATGCACGACCGCCTGAAGGCGCTGGAACTGCTCGGCAAGCACCTGGGAATCTTTGAGGAAAACCTGAATCTTACATTCGGCAATAATCCGTTTGCGGATCTGACGACGGAAGATCTGCGGAAGCTGGTGAGTGCGCTTGACGATCATGCTTGACAAAGCGGAGATTTTGCGCGGCGCGCAGATCGAGCTCGCACGGCGTGAATTTTGGTGGTTTTGTAAGCTCATGGCGCCGGATTTTTATAAAGAGAACCGACCTTTTCTGAAAGACTTGTGTTATCAGCTTCAAGACTTTGAAGCCGGCAACGACAAGGTGATGGTGGTCAATATGCCGCCGCGTCACGGTAAGAGCCGGACGGCCGGGCTCTTCGAGAGTTGGTTGCTCGGGCGCAACAGAAGCGAGAAGATCATGACCGGATCTTACAACGAAGGACTTTCAACGACGTTTGCCAAAAGCGTCCGCAACACGATTGCAATGGTAAAGGGCGACCGGGACCGGATCGTGTATTCCGACATCTTTCCGGAAACACGGATCAAGCGGGGCGACGCTGCCATGAACCTGTGGAGCGTGGAAGGCGGCTACAATAACTTTTTGGCGACTTCGCCGACCGGTACAGCAACAGGTTTTGGTGCCGATCTGCTCGTGATCGACGATCTGATCAAGAATGACATGGAAGCGTATAACGTGCGGCACCTGGAAAAGCTGTGGGAGTGGTTCACGAACACCATGTTTTCGCGGCAAGAAGAAGGTGCCAAGATGCTGATTATTATGACGCGCTGGCACAGTCTGGACATTGCCGGCCGTGCGCTGGCGCGGTTCGCAGAAGGGAACGTGCCTGTGCGCCATGTATGCTATAAGGCGGTACAGGATGACGGTTCGATGCTCTGTCCGGAAATTCTTTCGGAAAAATCATATCGATTTATCGTCAAAGAAATGTCCGTGCCCATTGCGAGTGCCAACTATCAGCAAGAGCCGATTGACATGAAGGGACGCCTATACAGCAGCTTCAGCACCTATAAACAGCTGCCGACCGATGAGAACGGAAACACGCTGCTCACGGCGACCAGGAACTATACAGACACCGCGGATGAGGGCACCGACTTCCTATGCAGCATCTGCTACGGTGTATACAACGGAGAGGTATATGTGCTCGATGTGCTATATACCGATGAGCCGATGGAGATCACGGAGCCGGCAATGGCCGAGATGCTGATTCGGAACGATGTGCGCATTGCCTGGATCGAGAGCAACAACGGCGGCCGCGGCTTTGCCCGGGCGGTGCAGTCGGAGCTGCGCAAGCGAGAAAGCAAACGCTGCGACGTCGGCTGGTTCTTCCAGAGCAGGAACAAAAAAGCAAGGATCCTGTCCAATGCGACATGGGTCATGAACCACATACATTTCCCGGTCAACTGGCGCGACAAGTGGCCGGAATATTACGACGCTATGATCCGCTATCAGAGCAAGGGCGAGAACGATCACGACGACGCGCCGGATGCAACAACTGGCGTTGCGGAAGTGGAATCACAAGGCAGCGGTTTTTCATTCTGAGGGGGGAAAACATGAGAAAGCTTAATTTAAAAAGCAGATATGACGCTCACAGCAAGATGAGCGACATCCGTTTCCTGGAAGAGGAAATCAAGGTCTGGCTGGTCAGTGAAGAACGGAAGCTTCAGATTTTGGCCGAAAGGTACTATGCCGGCAAGCACGACATCCTGCAGCGGATCAGAAAAACGCTGAATAAAGACGGGGACCTGGTTCCGAATGACAAGCTGCCGAACAACAGGATTGTCGACAACCAGTTTGCAATACACGTTGACAAGAAGGCGAACTATATCCTCGGCAAGCCGCTGACGTTCAGCAGCGGCAACGATGAATATACAAAGAAGCTGAACAAGGTCTTCGGACCGAGAGCTATGCGCACATTCTGGATGGTTGGCCACGGCGCGACGCTTTGCGGGCTGCATTGGGTATATGCCTACATCAAAGACGACGAAATGCGCTTTGCATCATTTCCTGCATCGGAGATCATGCCGGAGTGGGCGGATGCGGAACACACGGAGCTGGACTGTGCCGTTCGGTTTTTCACAGTGGAAGAATACGACGAGAACGGAAACAAAATAGACGTGCACAAAGTGCAGGTTTTCGACGGGAACGGCATTACACCGTTTATCTGGGACGGCGAGCTGAAGCCGGACTATGACACGCCGACGGAGCCGTATATCACGGTGACAGAGCCTTCGGGCGCGGTGCAGGGGTACAACTGGGACAGACTGCCGCTGGTGCCGTTCAAGGGCAACCGGGAAGAGCAATCGATCCTGTGCCGGGTGAAGTGCATACAGGACGCCTATAATCTGCTGCTTTCAGATTTTGCAAACGGCATGGAAAGTAGTCCGTTCAACACGATCCTCGTGATCAAGAATGCAATGGGTGAAGACCTCGGCAATCTGGTCGAGAAGATCTATAAGAACGGCGGTGTCCTGGTCGGAACCAATTTTCAGGGAGTCGAAAGCGGTGTTGACACGATTGAAATCAAAGTCAACGCCGAAAACTATAAAACGATCCTTGAGCTGCTGAAAAAAGCGATCATCGAGAACATGCGGTCTTTTGACGCCAAGGATGAGCGCATGAGCGGAAACCCGAACCAGATGAACATCCAGTCCGTCTATTCGGAGATCGATATCGACGCCAACGCGATGGAAACTGAGTTCCAGGCGAGCTTCGAGGACCTGCTCTGGTTTGTTGATAAGTTCCTTGATAACAAGGGCGAGGGTGACTATGAAGATGAGCCGGTTGAGGTGATCTTTAATCGGGACATTCTCATCAATGAAAAGGAATCAATAGAAAACTGCATTGCATCCATGAACATTTTGAGCGAGCAGACTGTGATCGAACAGCACCCGTGGACCAAAGACGTGCAAAAAGAAATGGAGCGCCGCAAGGCGGAACAGGCGGAGCAGAAGGAAGCCGCGGATCCGTATAATAATTCTTTCAACCAAAAGAATGAGGGCGGTGCGCTGAATGAATAAGCGCGAGAAGAATGCTGTGTATTGGGCGCAGCGCGCAAAGCAGAGTCAGGATGCGATTCTGGACGATGTGCAGAATGTGTTTGTTCCGTATGCGCAAGAGCAGTACGACGAAGCGATCAGACGCATAGAAACGCAGATCCGCGCCTGGTACCAACGCTTAGCCAAGAATAACGGCGTTACATTCAAGGAAGCAAGGCAACTGTTGCAGAAAGATGAGCTTGCAGAATTCCACTGGGATGTCAATGAGTATATGCGGCACGCCTGGGAAAACGCTGACGGTATATGGGAAAAAGAGCTGGAAAACGCCAGCGCAAAAGTGCATATATCACAGCTTGACGCCCTGCGGACGCGTCTGCGGCAGCAGTGCGAAGTGATTGCAGACCGGCAGATCAGCACGATTGGCGACGCCGCCGGTCAAACTTTCGTTGAAAGCTACTTTCACACGGCTTTTGAACTGCAAAAACAGGCGAGAATCGGCGTGCAGATGCGAGGAGTTGACAGAACCAGGATCATGAACGCTTTGAGGCGGCCGTGGACGACGGACAGCAGCAACTATGTTGCGCGATGCTGGAAGGACAAAGACAGGCTGGTGCAGGTTGTCAACCGAGAGCTGACGCAGATGATCGCGACCGGAGCCAAGCCGGATCGGGCAATCAGCACGATTGCAAAGGAATTCGGCGTCAGCAAGCGGAACGCCGGGCGACTGATCATGACCGAGAGCGCACACGCCGCAAGTGAAGCCCAGGCAGAGACCTTCCGGGAGCTGAAGGTTGAACGCTATCAAATTGTGGCAACACTCAGTGCGACGACCTGCGAGATCTGTCAAAAAATGGACGGTCTGGTGTTTCCGATGAGCGAACGCAAAGAAGGAGAAACGGCACACCCGTTTCACCCGAACTGTCGCTGCACAACGAGGCCATACGACAAAGACGTTGAAAAGTTCGTTGAGCGCATTGCGCGAGACGCCAAAACCGGCGAGACATACAGAGTGCCGGGTGACATGACCTATAAGCAATGGATGGAGAAACAGGACGCCAAATACGGCGCTGGGTTCGTCAGCAAGCAGCGTCGGGTTAAAATGAACGAGATTCCGGATTTTGAGCAGTATCGGGAGATTAAAGAAGTTCTCGGCGAAGACGGGCCGCGGAACTTCGGAGCTTTCCAGGAAATGAAATACGCAGAAGACAGAGCAGCATATAAGAAACTGATTGAAAAGGCGCGAACGAGAAATTGATTCAGTAACTCAACCGTCCGCAAGGGCGGTATTTTTATACACGAAAGGAGTTTGACCATGAAAGTATTTATCAGCCAAAAGATGCGCGGGTGGAAGCCTGAAGAAATTCTCAAAGTGAGAGAAGAGGTTGAGGCGATGATCCGCAGAAACCACGGCGACAACGTCGAGATCATTGACAGCTATCACCCGGAGTTCGCGGATCTGAAACCGGCCGCTGCCATTGCAAAATCCCTGTCGCTGCTTGCAGAAGCGGATGCGGTCTATTTCGCAGGAGAACCGTACACCGGCGGAATGG